CCCTTGTGTCTTTCGAGACACATCGCGAAACATTTCACCGGTGGCAAGTCTATTCAAACTTTTGATTGTGTGTGTGTGAGCGTATAATCGTAAGGTTTATATTCACCAGTTCTGCACAATTCACAACTTTCAGAAATTGCCGCAAAATATATAGTTTCAAAAATTTGTTTGTTCAAAATTTTAGCTTCTTCATCGGTGAAAACATAATCCATCAAATAAAACACATCAGCTAAACCTTGTGTTCCAATTGCAATTGCACGTTGTTCTAAACCACCTTTTTTTCCTTTCTGTGTTGAATAATTGTTGATGTCCACAACCTTGTTTAAAGCTCGAACAACTTTTCTTGTTTCATTGTAAAGGAGAAGAAAATCAAACTTTCCATCAACAATGAAATTTTTTAAAACCATAGATGAAAGTGTACAAATAGCTGTTGTATTTTCATCAGTGTATTGGTAAATTTCATTACAAAGATTTGATTGTTTGATTACCCCTATATTTGAATGGTTTGTTTTACGATTAGCATTATCTTTTGAACATAGATACGGAACCCCTGTCTCAATTTGAGATTCAACTATTTTAGACCAAATATCTTGTGCTTTAACTTTTTTTCCAATCCCTAAAGAAACCGCTTTATTGTAGTTTTCTTCATACTCAGTTCCAAATGTTTCCTGAAGAGGTTTAATGCCCGCTTTTTTGACATCGTTCGGACAAAACAAATACCAATCAGAGTTTGTTTTAACCGCTTTCATAAAGTTATCAGGAATCCAAAGTGCGGTAAATAAATCACGAGCTCTTAACTCTTCAGCACCTGTATTCTTTTTAATTTCTAATAGGTCCATAATATCTTTATGCCAAGGTTCAAGATAGATTGCCGCACTTCCAGGTCGTCTTCCTTGTTGATTGAAAAATCTAAGAGACTCGTTAACAATTTTAAGATATTTTAATAGACCACCAGCGTATCCACCTGAAGAAGATATTCTTGTTTCTTTACTTCTGATATTAGACATACAAAGTCCAATACCTGCCGCATCGGCTGAGTAGGTTGAAATATCGGTAATCGTATCTAATAAACCAACTCTTGAGTCTTCGTTATTATAATGAAGAACACAAGACGCCAACTGAGGAATTTTAGTTCCTGAGTTAATCATTATTGGTGTTGCTGGAGATATTAATTGATTCGATAGGGAATTATAATATGAAACCGCCTCGTCAAAATTCTTTGTGACCCAAAGAGCGACTCTCATATACATATGTTGTGGTCTCTCAATAGTTTTACCATTTGGTAATTTGAGAAGATACATTTCGTGTAAAGAACGCCAAGCAAAATAGTCAAAATTATAATCGTTGTCGTGGTTAATTACTTTATCAATTTCTGTAGAACCATACGAATTAATTTTAGTCATTAATTCGTCATTAATAATACCTGATTTGTGAAGTTCTAACATAGTTTCCGAAAAACTTGGATTGGTTTCCTTGTGGTATAAAGATATTGCAACAGAGGACGCTAAACGAGAGTAATCGTGATGACTACCCGTATATGCCGCAGCAATTTCATAAATAAGTTTATCCAATTCTTTGGTTGTTATTTCCCCCTCAACAGGTACTGAAGTTATAACCTTAATAAAAATTTCGTCAGAATTCACACTCAAACCTTTGGCCGAACGTTTAATTCTATTATATATTTTTTGAGGGTTAAACGCGGCGTCTTCACCACTTCTTTTTTTAATTTTAAGAGACATCATAGTTTAGTAAAATAAGAGATTAAAAGTCGTCTGTAAATGTTAAAGTTTCATTTAATTTTGCCTTTTGATATTCAACGGTACGAGACTCAAAAAAGTTACCTTTAGTCTCCACCGCAATTTGTTCCATAAATTTGAATGGTTGTTCAACATTAAAATGTTTTTTACATCCAAACTTAACTAAAAGACCATCAACTACAAACTCCAAGTATTGTTTCATAAGATTAGAATTCATCCCTATTAAAGAAACTGGAAGAGATTCTGTTATAAATTCTTTTTCAATTTCCAACGCGGATAATAATATTTCTTTTATACGTTTTTCACTTGGTTTGTTTTCTACGTGATTATTTAAAAGATGAATAGCAAAATCACAATGTAAATTTTCGTCTTTGAAGATAAGAGCATTTGCATTACAAAGTCCTTGCATGATTCCTCGTGATTTTAACCAAAAAATGGAACAAAAAGAACCTGAAAAGAAAATACCCTCTACTGCTGCAAAAGCTACCAATCGTTCTTGAAACGATGCATTTTTAATCCATTCTAAAGCCCAATTAGCTTTCTTAGCCACAGCTGGTAAACGTTCGATGGCGTTGAAACACTCATCTTTTTCTTGTTGGTTTGAAACATACGTATCAATCAATAATGAATACATAAGAGAGTGAATATTCTCCATCGCTATTTGAAATCCATAAAAGAACTTAGCCTCAGGATATTGGACTTCACGATAGAAATTTTCGGCTAAATTTTCATTAACAATACCATCAGATGCTGCAAAGAATGATAATACGTTTTTAACAAAATATCTTTCATTTTCTGAAAGGTTTTCCCAATCTCTGATATCATTTGATAGGTCAATTTCTTCAGCGGTCCAAAATGCCGCCTGATGCATTTTATAGTATTCCCAAATATCATTATATTGAATTGGGAAGATTACAAATCGGTTAGGATTTTCTTTTAATATATTTTCCATAGTTATTGTTTTTCTCTTTGTTTTCTTTTTTCCATAAGGTCTTTTATTCTGTCTCTATTTTTTTCTTCTTGTTTCTCTTCAAGTCCCAAGAATGTTACCGAACTTTCAGTGTCAATTTCTAACATACTATTATCAAACTTACAATTCTCAAAAACTATACCATCATCACCGATACGAGATTTTGTAATCGCAATTGTTGCTAATTTCATTTCTTTTTGTTGTAGAGTCTTAGCCACAGATATAATTACGTGTCCAACTTGAGCTTTTTTGATTGAACCACCCATTTGGTCAGTTGTTACAACTTCAGATGAAATTGAACTTCTGTTTCCTTGAGTTGCGGTCCATCCAACAATATTCATTTCGTGACACATAGCCTCAAATGCTCTCATAACAGAACCTTCACTCTTCCATTCATCACCTAAATTTTTGTCAGGAACAACACAATCAATATAATCTAACAAAACTAAATCAATTCTCGTACCATCAGCCACCATCTTTCTAATACTATTTTTGATTTGGAGCATTGTCATAGTATCAGAAGGGTATTTTTGAAGAAGTAACTTATTAGACATAGTCTCTTTTATTTCTTTGACCTTACTCATTACATCGTCTTTCTTAATAGATAGTTCGTCGGGGTGAATTTTGGTCCATAAAGTTATATGTTTTCTTTGAATAATTTTAGGATTATCTTCGAAAAATATTTGAAGTACATTATAACCTAAATTAAACGCATGATTTGCAATTTTGGTTAACATAGTACTTTTACCAACACCTGTTGGAGCTAATACGACCCCAATTTCCCCTTTTGCTAAACCACCCTTCAATAATCTGTCTATACCCGGAATCCCTATTGGAATTGGGTGACGATAATCTTCATTAAGAACATCATCTAAATTACTAAAAACGTCAGAAGAATTATTTTCAACTATACCAACTTGGAGTGCCTCTCGAATCAATTCTTCAGCCTTATCGTAGTTTTCAAATTCACCACCATCAATAATTTTTTGTACAGATTGCATAGCTTTTTGTAACTCTTGTTGTTTACAAAATTTCTTACTCTTTTCTTGTACAAAATCCATCCCCTCACTTGGGGCTTCTTTTATTTTACCAAGAGTATCTAATACAATCTTAGACGCTGATTCTTGTTGGAGTTCCGCTTTTGTAATTTGTTCGAGTGTCTCAAAAGATGGTGTGTGTTCATATTTGTTGTAGTATTCTTTAACCATTTGGGTAATAAGTTTGAAGTACTTATTCTCAAAATAATTGGTTTGAATAACATCAATAATTGAACGAGCAAAGTCCTTATCTACGATAAGTTGATTGATGAGTTGTAACTGAAAAGTGCTTCCTAAATACTCAAAATTTTTGCTCGACGCCATATAAATCTTTCAGTGTATTTTATAAATATTAAGCGAGTTGGACATTTTCCATATATTGGAAATCTAAATTTTTCGAGGAGAAAATTTCTGTTAAACCTGACAAAAGACTTTTTATGTGCGGACGTACGTCTACGGTGTATCTTATTTTAGGTGGGTATAATTTTGCATCGAATACTCTGTGACAAATTGTCGTATCATTTATTTTAATATAAATGTTAAAACTCTCGGGACCATTCGTATAAGAGGTATTTAACACTTCTGGATTTTCAGCAATTTCATGCTCGTTATCCAACAAATACACAACTGATTTCATTTTCAGTTCTTGACACAAAGTCTCTTTAAAATCTCTGATAAAATTATAAAAATCTACCGAGGATTTAGCTTCGGGATTGAATTCCCTCACATTGAAAAATCTTTGAACGATAATGTTATCAT